CTTCTCAATAATAGAAGATATATTCTCAATATAGTCAACATGCTCGTAATGATGCGTTCCTACAGTACCTCGCTTGTCATACTGACGAATGCCAGAACGATAAACCTTACGAGCAAGAAATGCATTACAGTTTCTAATTACAGTAGAAAAATTAAAGTCTCCATTAACTCTTTCTACTGCAACAACAAATTCATTTCTCTTTGAATCAAGATCGGCAATGATTGCCTCGTTTTCCCAATACTTATAGAAGTCGGTTACGTTTCTAGTATCCATACCCTACCGTTCGTCGTGTTTTTACGCTACCGTTTGGCTGGCGTGATAGGATTCGAACCTATAACCCATCGGTTAACAGCCGATTGCGCTGCCATTGCGCCACACGCCAATGCGATATACAACGGGGGTCGAACCCGCACTTCCCCTCCCATGAATCTTTTTATCCGTCGATAACGATTTTCATAGGTGGCGTGCTGCCACATTACACCATGTATATCTCTGTAGTTGATCAGACTACATTGTTGCTCTGCGTGGAATCGAACCACGGGCTAGGGGCTTATGAGGCCCCCTCCGTACCTACCAGAGCATTGTGTCAGACCACATTTAGCATTTTGGTGCTAGCCCCTACTTTGCCGCACTTGTGGAAGGCAGTCCCGCATATCTGACTTTCTGCGTGATAGACCTATCTATCAATACTACTAAGTAGTATGGTATGTGCCAGATGTTGGAATCGAACCAACCATGCCTGAGGCGACGGTTTTACAGACCGCTTCCCCACCTTGGGGAATATCTGGCTCGCTCCCAATCAAGGATTCAAACCTCGTCCTCAACATCCAAAGTGTTGCGTGCTGTCGATTACACCAATCGGGAAAAGACCGATGTGCCAGCGGGTAACCAAACCATCCTAAGTTCTGCACGTTTGACTAACTTCATGCTGGGATCAACCGCGTAACTCGGCAATGCTGGCACATCGGGGTCTATTTATTTTGTTATATCAAATGCAGAGGACTTCCAAACCTTATTGCTCTGCTCTCTTCTTCTCATGATAGCATTTCTTTTTGATTCTGCCCAGGATTTTCCTGAGTCACCGCCCCATAAAAGCCATGCGATAAGACCATTAGATGGATATCCTTCTTCACCCTGGCTCCAGCCCTTACCCTTTTTATCAACAGCGTGACGGCTAAAGAATGAATGCATCCTCAATACAGTAGACTCACTAAGATTCTTTTTATTTGCGATATCTCTTGCGCGTGCAATGCCCACAGATGTACCCCCACGATTAAATTCATCTCGCAGAGCAAGACCGCGACGGGCATTAGATGCCATAGAATCTGTCGGAATGTATGATTCAGCCATTATATTTCTCCCATATCCAAAAACTTATGTAATATGCATGAAAATGTGTCTGGCAGACATATGATTTGGTCTCATTTCTTTCACCAATCCACTCTGCTGGCTGCCCACAAAATATGCATTCCATAATATTATAGCATTCCAAGTTTGGTAGCATAATCGTACATAATGATGCCGCTTGCAACGCTAACATTAAGGCTTCTAACACTACCAAGTTGAGGAATCATAACAACATCATCTGCCATGCCAAGACCCATTGGGCTAATACCTCTGGCCTCTTCGCCAAATATCATAAAAGTGTTTGGATTCCACTCATATTTAGTAATTGGAATAGCGCCAGGAACATTATCCACCGCGACCCAACGCATATCTCTAATATGTGGCTCATTAAGATAGATATGGTCTAATGATGAAGCATACTTTAAATGAATATAATTTTGTGTGCCAACCGCTCCACGGCGATCCCATTTCTTATTACCAATAATCCAAGATTCTTTGGCAAGAAATGCATTGCTATTCCTAATACCAGATGCTTTATTAAAGTCTCCAGATACATTTTCAAATCCTACAATAAATGGGAGGCGTTTGGTATCAAGATCCGCTTTGATCTGATCATTCTCCCACTCCTTGTAGTAATCAATTACGTTCCTTGTATCCTGGGTCTGGGAAGCCGCCATTCCATGTCCCTCCATTATATGCTCCTGTGCTATAGATAAGATACATCATTGACTTTTCATCTTCAGTAAGTTCTTCTGATTGGACCCATCCCTCTGATTTATCAGTAAGATAGATGTAGGCATTTCCATCTTCATCCATCTTTAAATCAATGAATCCTTTAAACCATAAAGAATTCAATATGTCTGAATCCATCTGCCGCATCCATTCTACAAGTTCTTGCTGCTCTTCATAGAACAATTCAGTAACCTTATATACTGGATCTCCAACAGTATTATATCCTACCACCTCAATGTAGCCGCGTTCAAGCATTATCTCTATAAGTTCTTCATTCATATCCATGTTAGACCATCCCTATAGATTGAATATAGTCATCTATATTATTCTGACCACCCGTGGGTGGCTGAATAACATTTCTTTTAGCCTCTTCCTCGCGCTGATCTCTAATAAATTGTTTATATGTATGAACTTCTATCTCAACTTCTTGAGACTCTTTTCTTGTGTTAGAAATAGAGTTATAAATAGATCCACATACAGCATCCGAAAGATCCTTGCTTCCCTTTCTTGGGTGGTCTACTTTATCACGAATGATTCTTAGTTGCAAAAGTTCGTCGGTAAGTAGTTTAATGCTTGGCCCAATAATTCTTTCTTCTCCTACTAACATAGCCATATCATCATAATGTTTTTTAGCAACAGATAGAGTCTCTGTCTCTATTCCGATCATTTTAAGTTCTGTCATAATATCGTGAGAGTTCCAGCGGTCGAATGTAACCTTCTTGATATTAAAGCCGCGAGATCTTAGATCAATAATAAATTGCTTTACTTCAGAAAAATCAACAGACTTATCTGAGGTTGGTGTCCACCATCTTACACAATCTACAACAACAATGGGGCTAACAACATTATGATTCATAAAACTTTTAAGATGTACCCATCTATCAACATGAGCCATCGCAACCGCACAATGATCATGTTTTTGAGCAAGGTCAACATGGATGTAGTATTCTTTTTCATCCTGTGGGACGAACCAATCTTTAAACCTACCGTCGTCATCAACGCCATTCATGGGTTGATTAAAGCAGGCAAGGATCTTTTCCTTAGACTTAAAGAATGCATCGACAGCATCTGGAGGCATACAGGCAAATCTACCAAGAGCATCTACTGGATTATTATAAAAAGCAATTTTAAAATCATTTATTGACCTTGTGGGGTTTACTTCCCATGTGGGCCTTTTGAGCGCAAAAACTTTAGGATACTTGTAGGCGTTGATTTGATCTTCTTCCCATTCAATAGTGAATTCATTCTCCTTGACCCCCTCAAGTTCTTCATCTAATTTGAATGTATGAGATCTAATGATTACTTCTTTATCGGCAATAACTGCATTGTAACGTTGCTGAATAAAGTCGTCGCGGTACCGTGGGAATGAAAGAAGTACAACCTTGCCAACGTCTGGAAATCGTGAATCTACGGAGGCCCTATACATATCATAGATCGCCTGACCAGTTTTTGCCTGCTCATTACCACTTGTTGATACTGTGCTGAAGCCAGAGATCTCATCTAGAATCACGCAGATAACATTGTATCCCTCCCAGGACTCGCGCTCTGAGTGACCTGAGTGACATGTAATAGATTTATCAAACGACACACTCTGGGCGGTAATATTGTATTTTCCAACAAACCATGGAGAGTCTTCAATTCTTTTACGAAACCCCTTGAAGAATACGTTCCTTGCCTGCTCAGAGTTGATGGCGATATTAATAATGTCGATGGAGTCACCTGGGGGCTTGCCAAAATATTTGGCTGGATCTTTAAGGCACAGTAATAAATAAACAAGGTAGGTGACAGAGATAGTAGAGATATAATCTTTGCCGCTTCCCTTTCCTAATTGAAGAATTACTTCGTTGCAAGTCTGACGACTTCTTTTTATACCCTCTTCTTCTCCATACAATTTAATCAAGGTCTCTTTTTTGTACACCTGAGTCATTGCTTTAATTGCTTGATACTGAAAGTCTGATAGTGGGGGAAGATGTAGATAATCTTCATTTGTAACAAATTCTTCAATATTTACAGGATGTTCCTCAAACTCGTCTTCCTCTAGAGCCGATATAAAGTCATCAAACATCAGAAGCCCTCTGCCTTACCTGTGACTTCCTCTAGCCTTCTAAATACTTCCCGCTTACAATGATCGCAGTCCGCCACGACTTCTTTAAGAATCTTAACCAAGATCTCTTGCTTGCGCTCTGTATCAATAATTTGTTGAGCAATTTCGCTGTCCTCAATAAGGCCAGCCTTTTGTAACATATCTATTTGTTTTTGCTGGATATCCGCCACGATCTTGATGCCAGCAGTCTTTTTGCCCAAATCTCCAACTGTGCCAGCCTGATTAATAACATCCCACCCCTCCTCAATCAGCATGGAGTAATGGCGGTCAGCGCCAGACAGGGCTTCTCTTGCTCTCATCTGGATCTGTCTATCGCTCTGTATAACAGAGCGCCATTCATCAAGATATTCTTGTACTTCCGCACGCTTAAATCCAGTAGCCTTAGCAATGGCGGTAGGGTTAGTGGTTCCTTTTAGGAACACATCAACCACCTTATTAATTTTTTCCCACCGCTCCGCGAGAACTACATCAGTTGACATTCATCTTCTTTCTAATACTTTTCTTCGCGTGGACAACTCCCTTGAGTTTGTCCACATAAAACGAACGGTACTCTCCTGTGGCAGGAGAATAGCAATCTATCCAAGTAACGTCTTTCTTAATATTATGAGCAAGTCTAATAAACTTGAAAGATCCACGGACATCTTTAAATTTTAGTGAATCTCCTGGCTTAATGATATTCTTTCCAAACTTGAGTTCATAGAATACTGAGATATCTGGATTAACTTTGTATGACGGCTGCTCTTCGGAATCACTAACCCTTTTTCTAGACATGACTCTCCTTTATTAAGTGGCAAAACCGCTTCCGCCACGGGTTGGAGCCCAGACCATTCCTGGTGAATCAATATTTCTCACTAGGCTCACACCACAGTCTGGGCAAATAGCATTATTTCGCTCTTCCATCTTTAAAAGCATTTCATGTGATTTATCACATTCGATGCATGTAAAGGTGTATAACGGCATTACTTCCATGTCTCCTTTTGTGCAATACTCAATAATACCATGCAGGGGATAGTTATATCAATACTTATCATGGTTTATCCACTTTCTATAGTCTATGGACTCCTTATTGCCCTTTTTTCTATTACATAATTTACACATTATTTGTAAATTACTGGCATTGTTGCTACCACCCAAAGATCGTGGCAAAATATGATCTACTTCCCAATCACCTAAATTATCCCAACATCTTACACATAAGTTAAATGAAGTCTGGATAACATTATTTTTACCATAGTTCCAGGCCATCATTCTTATTCTATAATTATTAGAATTACAGGTTTTACAGTATTTTGCAAGACTTTTCCCGCCTCTTTTTTGAAGATAAAAATTATCTGCTGTAAGCATTTTTTTACATCTATTGCACCATTTATTTTTATCACTATTTATTCTTTTAGAAATATTTTTAGGTGGTCCTCCACGACTTTTACAGTTAGCACATTCCCCAGATCTATCATTTGAGGCCGCGTTACAACCGTAAATACACATACCATATTTTTCTTTCCTAGAACAAAAATTACATAGACCTGCAGTAACAACTTTTCTTTTATTACATTTAAAGCAAATAGTATTGAAATGTAGTGTCATGGGGTGCCCCCTTTTTCTACATTGCTGGCACAGCCCGTCTGTTCCATGGGCAGGCTTTATTTTTTTATGGGGCCAGATACATTGCCCCCACAACCTTAATTGTCTATGGAAACTACACTCATCTGAATTTTTGTAAGTTTTGTTGCCACAGTCATTGATGCTGCATTTCATTGAATAACTATATCATAGATTTAATTATCTACTCTAGTATTTCTTAAAATTCTAAGAAGAATTAAATACCCAATAGTATCTAAGACAGAATCATCTCCTGGATATTCTTTATTGCTAGCGATTCTATTTAATTTATCATCTATACGACAATATATTTGCTCTTCGGCACTAGATTTTGAAAATACTGATATTGGTTTCTCAAAAGAATTTCCATAGGCACGATTCTTTTCTATAAGAAAATTGGCGATCCTATTGCATTCATCCAGTATGGCTTTCTCTGTTTGGTTTATTGGATTAAACCTAGCATTAGGATTTGTAGTTCTAAACATTTCATCTACATCTATTTCGATCATCTCTTTAACTTCCTTTGGTCTCTGATAAGCCCGAACTTTGCTAAATATCTATAAATTGTTTGATGGCTTACACCACATTCTTTTGCTATCTCCTCAAGAGATTTTTTCTCCATCGCATATCTTTTAGTAAGATACGCCTTATTTTCATATAGTTTAGCCATGTGTCACCAGATTCTTGTGGGCGTAATACGCAAGTCCAAAAGCATCGCCAACGTCATTATCTTCTAGGCTAATGTTAAACATGTTATTAAAGTAATCTAGAGTTTTTTGTTTACGCATATTTCTTGCATAATTTCTATACCAATTATCTGATTTGCCTGGATTGTCTAATTTAATTTGTTCTTTCTGAGCCTTTGTTAAATTATTATTTTTTATGTAAGATTGCCATTGAATCGGGGGAACAGTTATGATTCTCTTAGAATCTAAAGCCAGTTCAGATATTAGAACACCTACAATCATAGCCATATGTATCGCCACCGCTTGAGATTTTACCATGATGGCAGATTCTATACAAATATAATCTGGCTTAATCTCCTCTTTGATAAATGGCATTTTATCTCTACAATCTATTACTTTATCGTAGATATTGTTTCCATGAAAATCTATCTTTCCCCACTTAATTGGCTCGCCGTCAAACAGGCAGAAGGCAAAGGAATTAGTGGATGAGTCCACGCCCAATACCGTGCTAGCGTTTTGCTTTATGAGTTTTTTTAGCGACATTATTAATAACCTCTAGTATATTTCCTCTGCTGTTTTTGCTATCTTCTTCTATACAAATAAAACATTTATTATTTTCATTGTACCTGCTCAGAAGTTGACCGCAGTCGCAATACCTTTTCTCTCCGCTTAATCTTCTTTTATTTTCATAGTACTTGCTCATAATCTTTTTATTAGTTGCAAGTCTACAACATGCTGGGGTGCAGTATTTTTGATTCTTTTTATTTGAGTCGAATGGGGTGCCACAATTAGCGCAATTCTTCACTCTATACCCACCTTTAGGTTGGCTATTTTTACTTCGCCAACCTCTTTTTCTAAACAGGTTTCAGATACTGGGCAACCTTTACAGGTCCAGGTAGATTTTGTGTACCCACGCTTTGGAAGAGTATCAGATTCATACAATGAGTATACCTCTCTCATCCAGTTAAATACATAATTAATATATTCTTTATTCTTATCATTCATCTCAATCGGGATAGCCAAGAGTTCATTATCATTTTTATTCTCATAAAGAATAAATCCTTCGTCCGCTCCCTCAATTTTCATATAAATTAATAGTTGAAGAAAATGACTTGAAGAAGGTACTCCCTCGCTTTTTCTTTGAATGAAGTATTGGTCTTTAATTGTTTTGATTTCACCGATAATTTCTTCATCATTTATCTCCAATACTACGTCAGCGAATCCTCTTACTGGAGGGTCGTCACTTTTTATTTCCCGTTCGCGTTGCTTAAGAAGGCCTGTTGTTTCTATGAGTTTTTCAATTCTTTCATGGGCGTCCGTTCCTGATCTCATAGAAGCAATATTGGCGGCAGGAATATTCTCAGTAAACTCTGCCCCATTAAAGGCTATATACCAGTATCTTGCACATGTTCCGTGACCATATCCAATAGTACTAGGAGCAAATGTCTTTTTTTTCTTAAACTCTTGCACCGTGTTAGTATTTTGATATGCAGAGTTAAGCATTTTGACAAACTTTTTGGAATCTAGTTTTGTTTCCTTAGGTTTGCTCAATAGGGAGGATATTAAATTCTTTGCCATAATTAACCTAGATTATACCTAACTGTATACTTCAATGAGTCTACAAGTTTATCTAGGGCCTCCTTACTTGAGTAATAAATATTCTTTTTTATGTTATTAGGAGATCCTGTTGGCCCTTTTGCCGCCGTCGAATACCATGCAGCAAGAATTCCAAACTTAGCGGATAAAGCCTGCAGTTTAGCAATAAGTGTAAGCGCTTGTGTTGGAGGAATATCTGGCTTTGAAATAATTTTTACAATCGCAGCCATGGCTTCATCAAGACCGTCATCTCTGACAAAATCATGAATGTCGGTGAACTCTGACACCTGATTAATCAGATCAATTGTGTTTTCCATCTAGTTCCTCCAATAATTCCTCTAGTATTTCCCACTCAATAACAGCGAGCCTTGTCTTTCTACCACCACTCCCAAGAATAGCCATAAGCAATGGATTTTTTTTATTATCTGTTCTTAGACAATCAGTTACTACTTTAGCCCACATGTCCTCGCTAAGTGATAAAGATTTACTATATTCTTTTACATCTATTACAAACCTAGGGATATTTCCATCGGCTTTTTGATACTGGCCCCTCCCACTATTCTTGTGAGACTTAGCACCCATTCGACGTAACTCTTGTCTTTCACTCATAGGCTAGTCTAGCGCTTCCATCATGTCCATTTGGACAGGTCCAGTAAACTTTTTTATTGGATGCATCATACATTCCTGTTGTTGCTACCTCAAAACAGCCTTGCTCTGGACAGGAAAAGGTGCCGTCAATCTTTTTAAACTTTGAGTCTGATTTACTAGGGGCAGTAATAAAAGCCTTAGGATCTATCATATTTTTTCATACACCAACTTCGTTAATTCTTCTTGCATATCAAGATCCTCTCTAGCCCTTGCAATAACATTGGCACGACCCTGAATTCTTTCTCCTAGTACAGTATACCAGGCACCACCGCGCTCAATTACTCCAAGCATTTCAGCGGTATCAACGAGGTCTGCAATATGATCTACTCCAACGTGACCGCCTTGAAAATAAAAGTCATACGACCCTGTAATAAACTGTGGTCCAGTTTTATTGTAATCAATTGTCCAGTTTACTGGCCTACCTACTTTTTGTTCAATGAGTTTGTCCCCAACGGAAATCTTATCTTTAATAGATGAAGCCTCTGCTTCGCTAGACCATAGTTTAATAATAGTGCTAGAGAAGAATTTTACCGCCATCCCTCCTGTAGGAATATGGCTAGCGTGCATAGATCCAAATTGGTTACGTTGCTGAGAAATAAGAATAAGTAAAGTTTTATCGTTAACATAGTTCAGCATCTTTACAGCATGAGTCATATCCTTTGCCTCTGCGCCAATTTGCTTTGTATCTTGCAATTGCTTAAGTTCGGACCCATCCTTCTCAAAATAGATAGCGGGTAGAAGTGCAGAGATAGAATCTACAACAAGAAGATCTACACCTGACTGGATAAGTTGTGTGCCAACATCAACCATTTCATTAATGGTTTTGGCTGGGGAGTAGATCAAGGATTGTGAGTCTACGCCTAGTTTTTCTGCCCACTCTGGAGAGTAGGATTGTTCTGAATCTATCCAAGCGCATAATTTACCTTCCTTTTGGGCTTCCGCGATAATCTGTAGGCAGAACGATGATTTACCTGCACTTTTATTTCCCCAGATAAGAACCTGTCTACCATACGCTAAACCTCCTTTTAGAGCAACATTTAGTGAAAGGCTAGGTGTCTTTTGTTTGTGTATTTCAACGTCAGCCGCGCTTCCGACCATTTTTCTTATCTTTGGATCTAGTCTTGATAGGACTTCCTCCATCATCATGTCGCTCATTAAAATGACTCTCCAATATATATGCTAATTCTTTTATACGCTCATCCCTTGAGCGTTGCAAAGTATCTATAATACTTTGCATAAGGTCTTCGCTATAGCCACGAATGACCATAAGTTTTTCTCCATCTGAACCATGAAGAAAGTAAGCCTTCATTATATCATCCACGAACGCCGTGCAGCCTTGGACGCTCTTGATTAGTCAAAGACTTCTTCATCAACACTTCGTCTAAAGATGGCAGATCTCCAGAGTAAACTTTAATTCCTTTATAAAGGTCCAGGGTCCGAATAATTAGGTCAGCGATCTCCTCAACTACCGCCTCATCGCCCTTATCTTTTCTTAAAGCCTCTAGAATTTCTGTAGCCTCCGAATGAATCATGGCAATTTGTTTTGAATAGAAAATAAAGAAGTCTTGTTCATCCATCCTAGATAGTGGCTCCCAAAATCCTTTTTGCTGGGCGGTATTATGTAATCTATCTGCAAGAGTATCTAAATTCATCGAATAAAACCTTTTAATGTAGTAGCGCCAGATGAAGTTTCTGAAAATATCGGTCGGCAATTAGTTCCTGGCTTCATTTTTGCAATTGCCTCCGCATACATTGTAGGAAAGATTACTATGGACATAAGATCTTTGTCCTCATTGGCGAGAACAGCGTTAGCCATTTTGTCGCCCTTCTTTGTCTTCCTAGCCTCCATGTCCACGACAAAATACTCGTCGGGGCCAAGGACCATAGTCTTTGCCTTTAGAAATTGTACAAAAGAATTGTTAGACGAGTCAAGGGAATCTGGTGTTAGATATGAAAGGATTCTGTTATCTGAAATAAGGAAGATATAAATCTTACCTGGCTCAATTACCGTGTCTGCGTTATGAAATACCCCGACGCTGCCAGTCTTATCTACAATTTCAATCCTACTCCAGCCGTCACCACGCTTGATTGACTTCACCATAGCCATTACGATGAAGGCTCCACTTTCATCGTAATCTTCTAGTGGTCTAAAGTATGACTCTACCCATCGCGGAATATTCGTAACAAACTCTGGAACATTAAGGTATTCATAAAGGTACTCTCTCTCATTTCCAGATCGGGGATTGTCTTCAAACGCCGCCGCACCAATTCTATTTAGTGCCTCTACTGCACGGCTATTTACTCCCGACCCCTTCTTTGTCGTAAACTCTACGAACTCTTGGTATGAATTAAATGGTCTCTTGGCAATAATTTTCTTAGAAATTCCTTGGGAAAGGTATTTAATATTTCCCAAGCCAAATCTAATAGCATCACCCTCTAAAGTAAAGTCCTCACCAGATTCATTGATATGTGGCAAGCGAATTTTAATGTTCATTCTCTTGGCCTCAATTAGATAATCTGTGCGCTTGTCTTTGTCTAATTCATTCTTTAGCAAAGAGAACATAAACTCTATTGGGTAGTATCTCTTGAGCCATGCCGTCCAATAAGATAGCGTAGAATAGGCAACAGCGTGACTCTTATTAAAGGAGTATCCAGCATGGGCCTCAAACATATGCCATAGTTTTTCTGCGGCCTCCTTAGAAATGTGCCGTGAAGCGCCAGAAATAAATTTATCCTTGAACTGGTCGAATTCTTTTGCATCCTTTTTCTTTCCAATAATCTTACGGACTTTATCTGCCTCTGTCATTGTCATGCCGCCTAAGTATACACACGCCTGCATGACCTGCTCCTGATAAAGGATACATCCATAGGTATCTTCTGTAAAATCTTTAAGAATTGGGTGAATATAGGATACAGCCTGTCTCCCCTTCTTCCTCTTGATATAATCTGCGCCAATAGTATTCATTGCACCAGGGCGAACAAGAGCGTTTGAGGCGGCTAGTTCATTAAGATTACTTACGCCCATCTTAATAAGAAGATTAGTATATGGAGTTGCTTCTGCTTGAAAGACGCCTTTAGTGAATCCAGCACTTAGGTCTGCATAGACTTCTGGGTCATCAATAGGAATTTTCTTTAAGTCAATGTCTACACCCTTGCGCTCCTTGATACTATTTATCGTATCTTTCACGACAGTAAGGGTTTTCAGACCAAGGGCGTCAATCTTAATCAAGCCAATCTCCGCAGCCTGATCCATGTCCACCGCAACTACTGGGATTCTATTATCACTATGAGAATCTTTTCTTGTTTCAATAGGTGCATACGAAGAGATATCTGTTTTAGATGTAACGATTCCAGCGGCGTGCAAACCAGTACCACGAATTCGACCACGCAGCCTGTCGGCGTATTCTACTACTTCTGGATACCTGTCCCTGAAGTCTTTGGTGCCTGGAGTGCGGATAAATTCTTCCCATGTCTCAATACCTTTCAATGCTTTATTTACTTCCGACAAAGGGATGTTAAAGGCTCTAGCAACGTCCCTGACAACACCCTTGTCTCTGAAAGTATTAAATGTTGCAATAGATGCAACATGCTTATATTCGTCAATAAGATAATCTTTTACTTCCCCGCGACGGCGATCTTCATAGTCAGTATCAATATCGGGGAAGTCATTTCTATCTGGATTAATAAAGCGGAAGAATAGTAGATTATGCTCTAGTGGATCTACCTCTGTAATCCCTAGTGCGTAGCAAATTAAACTTCCTGCCGCTGACCCTCTACCTGGACCAACCAAAATTCCCTGATCTTTAGCCCAATTAATCATATTGGAAACGACAATAAAGTATGATGCAAAGTTCTTTTGCTTAATAATCTCTAATTCTTCTTTGGCACGCTCAAGATACTCTGGCTCAATAAGTTCTCTTTCTCTAAGGCCATCCATGACTTTTTGACGGAGTTCTACGTCTGGATCGGCATGACTAACAGGAAGTAGATCTACCCCAAACTTAATATCGTATTGATCTATCTTTTCACTAATCTCAACGCTGTTCTCGTAAATATCTTCTCTGTCGATACCCTGAGCAATCATTCGATCCTTAACATCTTGATAACCCATCAGCCAAATATCCAAATCCTTAAATGACATTTGACGATCTCCATAGATATAGTCAAGGCGTTCCATCAGATCCTTAATTTTACGACTCTTATTAAAGTCAGACTCTTTAAGAACCTTCGGGTGCGTTCCTAGAATAAGCATGATTTCCTCTGCAATCCTATCCTCTGGAGAAGCAAAGTGACAATCTAATGTAACTACTGGCTTAATACTCAGTTTATCGGCAAGACTAAGTAGGGAATGGTTGAGTGAAGCAGGATTATGCGGTTGAATCTCCATATAAAAGTCATCACCGAATACATCTTTATACCATTTGGCATACTGAATGGCTGCCGCCTCATTATCATTTTCAATTGCCTTAGATATCATTCCATTCATACAGCCTGATAGAATAACAAGATCTTTACCAAACTTTTCTAGCATGTCAAAGTCGGTTCGGGGCTTGATAAAGAAACCCTCTTCCCAGGCATTCTCTGATAATCTATTAAGATTATTTAACCCATTATCATTCTTGGCTAGAATAATAAGATGATTATAAATCTGATCATCTGGAGTTCTCTCTTTGCGGGATCTCTTATCTAATCTATCTGTAGTAAAATATGCCTCTAGCCCAAGGATAGGCTTAACTCCATGATCTGCCGCCGCTTTTACCATATCTCTATGGCTACTCAAACTCCCGTGGTCTGTAATGCTGAGAGCAGACATTCCTACTTCTTTAGCACGTTTAATCAATTCTTCTGGTGAAGAATATCCATCTAGGAGTGAATAAAATGAGTGTGAGTGATGATTATGAAACATTTGTCTCCAATAAATGAGTAAGCACTAGGAAGTATATCCTAGTGCCGACTCAACGATCAAGGTTATTTACCAATCAACTGATGTACTTGAACTAGTGTCTACGTCAAGGCCCATGTAGAAGGCTTCCTGGTCTGGGTATGCCACCTGACGGACAGCAACCTTTTCTAGTTCGAATGGCTCAATACCAGACCAATCAAACTTGTCTGTATCTGGTGCTAGCGGGATAAGTGTATAACTTGTCTGTGTCCCTGTACCAGACCTCTTAAGACGCCATTGAAGGTTAGTAATTGACTGGGTATCACCAGCGTATTCAATGAGGATATTGGTGGCGGGAGACTTCTGCCCTACGCCCTGCGACCATACTGCAACATACTGCTCTGTGCCATCATCTACAAGGACGTTTGTGTAGAAGCGTAGCCGTGCCTTCCAGCCAGCCTTAGGGTCCTTACGATGCATCTCACAGCCAAAACAGCGACCCTCGTCATCAAGGCTACAAAGACCCTTGCGACGGTAGTCCTTTGGATTAGTATGCTCTGCTACAACAATAGCAAGCCCACGATTCTTATCATAATTAGGTGAATCGGGATCTAGTTCATTAACAAAACGAATCTTAACGCTCTGACCATCCTCTAACTTAAGCCAGCGTGCGCGTGCGCCTTCTTCTACCTGGGGGCGCTCCATCTTACTCTTGATATTCTTTAAACCTGTAATAACTGACATAGTATTTCTCCTAGAAGTATTTGACCCTATAAGTGGGCCGATTTATATATTATACCGCTAAAATTAAAGTATTTCCAGAATACTGATTAAATAAATTCTTCATTTCCTGGTCAGATAGATCTCCTACATCTTTAGCACCTGAAAGATACACAACATCTACGACCTTATTTTTTACTCCTCCGACGATTCTATCTACCATCTTTCTGCCAGCATCGTCTGCATCAGGGCATACAATAATACTCTTTGCATACTGCTGAAGCAAGTGAATTTGTGTTCTGCTCACAGTAGCCCCAAGAGTTGCCACCGCATTAAATCCTGCTTGGTTTAACCTAATAACATCGAATGATGATTCGACAACAATAATAGAAGATCTCTTTACCTTATTAAGGTTAAATAATACCTTGCTCTTAGGTAAGCCAACGCTATTCTTAAAAGATTTTCCCTCCACCGATCTAGCAACAAAACCTAAGCATCTATTAAATTCATCAAATACGGGAACTACAACCATATCCTGCTTGTCAGAATACCCTAATTTAAAATTAACAAATGAACCATCGGTAATGTTTCTAGAATAGAAGTATTCCTTAGCACGATTATTTTGCATGAGGTTGCTATGCAATCTTTCAATAGTCTCTATATCAAATTCTGCGTGATCTAGAGAGGAATCAATAGTCTCTTGAACTACCCTCTCAATATCTACATCATCACGCTTAGAATGAATGAGGCGGCTGGCCTCAAAGTAGTTTCTATTAGTTGTCCTCATAACCATATCTGTAATTGACCCAGACTCACCGCATGAGAAGCAAATGAACATACCGTTGTTCTTATCTATCTCACAGGCGGGAGTATGAACATTATAATGAAATGGGCAGAATAAAAGGAAGTGCGTATCAATTTCTCCGCCGACCTTAATATCGCAGGACTGTAGAATAGAGGCTATTTGTCCCGATGTGTAGTATTCATCGGTATGAGATTGTTTCCGCTTACTGCTAGGTAGCATTGTGCCTTTGCCCTTCCAACATATACTCCATAAACTGTTAACAAAAAGGTATACTTATTTTCCTTATATTCTAGGCTAAAGGCTGGCTCTACGTCAAGGTGGGGGACATAACCGTTTGATCTCATCATGTCTACAAGAATAGTTTCATATCTTTGTCGGACACTAGGAATAGCAGAGTCGTCCTCTATGAGGCCATCTATATGAAATTCTTTTATTCTTTTGTGTCCCACAAACGACATAAATATATTATACCGTTAGTTAACTATTCAATTGGATCTAAGATTTCCTTAAACGTTCCTTTATCAAAGTCCACTTCTAGATAGAAGTCTCCCATAAAGCCATGCCTATTCTTACGAAATGCTGTTTCTAGAATATCTGAGTTTGCCTTTCTTCCCATAGCCAAAACCCAGTCTGCATCATATGCAATCTGTCGTGACCAGGCAACTTGTCCAAGTTGTGGAACAGATTCTAGATCTGTAGAATCATCTGGTGTTGCAGATGCAATTGCAAGAATTGGTAGTTGCTGAGATATAGCAAGAAGTTTTAGTTCTCTAGATAGATTCTTAATCTTTACCGTTTCATTATTAGAAGTTCCAGAATTGTCGGTCATCAACTGCAGATAATCTACGATAACAATATCTGGCTGATACTGGTCAATCTTTGATGCAATAAGATTAGGAGTCATTTCTGCCCCTGTATCATTAGATACAATCTTAAATGGCGGCTTATTTCCTAAGGCTTTTTCTGCCCATAACTTAAACTCATTATCACTTACCCGCCCAGCACTAAGGGAACGGTGGCTAAAAAATCCGTCACCAATAATCGTGAAGATCCTATTACGAACCTCATATTCAGTCATTTCAAGACTAATAACCATGGGCTTATATCCATGCTTCCAGGCTTGGACGGCAAAATATAGTGCTAACCAACTCTTTCCAATTGCAGGATAGGCAAGAAGAATTCCTAACTGCCCCTTAGCAATTCCCATAGGCAGGCATACATCGAATGATGTGATATCCGTCTTGATTCCTACTTCGCCATTCTCTGCAGACTTTCGCGTCTTTTCAAAGTACGCCAAAGCATTATCTACATCTGTTACATCAATATCTCTTACTTTTGCACCGATACGAGCCATCTTTGTAACGTCTTTAGACAATTCCTGTAAAGCCCTAGTAGTCTCATTATCATTGACCATCTGAGCCGTCTTACGCAATGAAAGCCTAATAGATTCATCTAGATACGCCTGACGCAATTTATCTACCTGATAAACAGTCGGACCAGAATCTACTGGGTCAAAGTCACGGAACCTTGTAGCAATAAGATCGGCGTCTGGCACTTCCCGTGTTTGATCGTAATAGTCCTTAATAAAGCCCCACACATCTGAGCAGTCTTTAATAAGTTCATCTGCGTTGTTATCAAACAGGACATGAATATCCTTATTCTTACATACTGATGAAATTACTTCTACTTCTTCAAGGTAGGACATTTAGGTACTCCGCTCTTAGTTGGCGAGTCTTTGTTCTTGCCGCCGCCCTGATTTTATCATCCTTTTCGGAGGCAAGTCTAGACAAATGGACATTAGAAAAGTTATTATAAAACCACGATAAAGAATGACCTTCACGGTTTATCTTAAAATAGTAATGAAGGGTGCGAGAAACACCCTCTTTACCAAAATCCTCAACAAGCGAGGACATACCCCACTTTTCCTTATACTTATTAAGGATTGGCGGCTGCCCATATTTTATCTGGTATAACTTAGAGTACTCTGAAAGTAGGGCGAACGCATCCTTATCAGACTTACTTGCTGCCACTTAGATCTGCCTCAATTTCCTGAACGCGACGAATAAGTTGTTCCTCTACAAAATCATATACTCTATCCATAGCCTGAGTTACTGTTTCGGTATTACGAACATAGTCTTCGACCCCCAGATCTACATGAATGTTTTCATAATTACCTAGATTTCTTACGAATTTCAGGCCCACCTTCACCCTTGTCGGGCTCATCTCCTGGCTCATCTAATGTCTCCAATGTACTAGTAAATCCAATTGGGTTCGGCCTATTTTCCTCTTCCCCGCCCAAATATCTTGCTAGATCATACCATGCCTTTGCCACTTTAAGCAAGGCATCTGCATTTTCTTTATTTTTTGCAATATTTCCTGCACGCATAATTGTTATTGCACAAGCAAGTAATGCACTTTCAGTAGAGATTGTCTCTCCAATGAAATCTACGAGTTGTTGTTCTTCAGTTTTCTTTTTACCCATTAAAAATCTACCGTCCTCCACACAGGGATATATTCTCCACTTTCTGTTTGGACGTATAGAACATCCCTCCGTCCAAGCCTAGCATCGACCTCCTCTTTTGTCACAGTTCTATGCAAAGGAGTAATTGATCCATCTTTTCTTGGACGGCCATAATGAACGTTAGCAAAGTAATCTTGAATATCTAAAACATCATCTTCATTAAAATAAAATTTTCCATTTGGTCCAGATTGTTGTGGCCGTTTAATATTTCCAGCAGTTATTGCAATCCTTATTCTTTCAGGATGGCGGCTAACCATCTGCGCTACTTCATTAATGAGATACGCTTTTTTTGCGTGTTTTTTCATGGTTTTATATGGATATCTAACTAGTTTATCTTGAATATAGTTCCATGTAGTAGCAACGTCTGCAGGAATATTTATGTGAATTATATGATGTAGTTCACCGTTAATAAATATTTTACGGCGGCGTTTGGGAGTTTTTAATACCCCATATCTCTTCCCGTCAGATACTGGCTCTCTTTCTTCATTATCCATACACCAAAGCCTCCATATTTTTCGGGGTATCTCAAAGACCACCGCTTTCCACAACGTAAACAGTATAACTCAACATGAATATCAGACCCTAGAGTACGATCTACCATTACCTTGCCGTCGCATTTTTTGCATAACATTATGCAGTAAATACCTTTCCATCAACTACGCAGGTATAATCATTAATTTGAATCAACTGGATGTGTGGATAATCATTAACCACATGCGCTACAGCAAATCCTGGTTGCCAATTTTTGCCAATTGAGTAGTCCATTGCGTCCTCATCGCAAAGATGGCCAATTTCATACCCTCTTAGTTTTTGCCCAGTAATATGATAAGTTTGGAAATATGCCCCCATACGATGCGAGTGGCCGCGTACAAGAGAAACACCCCAATTATTAACATCATTACGAACCGATTCTCCTGCGTGCTTTGAGATTGATTCTCCGTGGTGAGCATAAATATCTCCAAATCGTTTTACTGGCGGATCTTGATATAGATGCCACTCAAATCCAACCTTAGAATACTCGTAAAGTGAGTCTGGCGTTACTACATCTAGAAAGGCTGGTGCCTTCTTTGATAGATAGTCCCCATGACGAGTCCAGCCATGATTCCCATCATGAAAATGGCAATCAGCCTTCGGGACGATAGCCCTGATATCTTGAAGGAATTTTCGTGTTCCATCCACACCTCCATCATTAATTGATACTGACATTTCTGCTGGCTTATCTGCCGCCCAGCGGCTAGTAGAATCAGCATCGTCAATATCTCCAAGTAGATCTACGGCATCAGGTTTCCACCACTTCATAACCTTAAGGAAAAGTTCTACCTTACGGCTGTCGTGACGAGGAAAATGCACATCTGAAACTAGCATCCAGCGAAGATCATTTTTTGCTTGTGTCATTGTTCGCCTTTCGTCGGCATATTCGTGAGCAAAAGTCCCATAAATGTTCTTTAATTACAGGAACGGTGTAAATCTTACCACACCGGCCACAGGTTTTGTCAACCTTTATGGCCTTACAAGTGGATCTACATTTTACTCTGTTCTTCATTATGGACGGAGATCCATAAAAATCCATTCCACAATACTTACATGTCTTTTTAATCCATGATGAATTAAGTTTATACATAGAAACAGTTTTCATGCCATGGGCCTTATCATGTTCGCGGCGATGACATACAAAAAGATTCTCTAATTTATTATCTGTTTTTATTTCATTTATATGATGAACAGATTCATATTTATACAACTGCCGCCCAAGATATTCCTCTATGATAAGAATATGCTCATAATAAAATCCGTTAATAGATTTTGGGTGCCTGGACGGTATTAAGTTGTACCCAGACATTTAATTATTTTGAAGTTGTTCCAAATGCAACAAAGTTTATTTCGACCTTAGTGCTTTTAGTACGCTTTCTTAATAATTTAACTGTATATTCAAAGTTTTTATTAGTTATCTTTGTAATAATAAGATATCCTACTGGGATACTACCACCAGATTCTGGATCAACCAGGGTTGCTAAAACTATTGGGTTGCTATTATCAAATGTGGCCCCTGACCCAAATGATTTAGAGCGTGACTCTGTTGTTCTATTTTCTGGAATATCTATAGTATCAGATCCAAAAATTATTAGAGGTTTGTTTTTAGCGTTATCAACCCCTGGACCCCTGATATCAACTAGGTCTTCATTACCTTCCTCTGGCTCCTTGATGGCATTAATTGATTCAATAATCTGATTCAGAAGTTGGTAGGTGAATGGCTGACCATCAGATATGGTGTTCATTCTAGCCATCTAGTTTGGCCTCTAATTCAATAATTTTTTTATCCCTGGCTTGAATTTGTTCAGTAGCCTGAGCCTTCATTACTGCTAGTTTTGTTTCATAGTCACTAGTCATCTGACCAATGCGCTGTTGTAATTCTTGAATAATAAGCTCTAATGTTTGTGACATTTATCCTCCTTGGGTATATTTTTTTTCTATATCTAGTATTGATCTGCCACCGAAATCTAAGTATACATCAAATATCGGTGCGGGTCCAATGATATCATATGGTTCTCCATATTCATTACTTATATAGGCGTATAATTCTTTTGCAGAATCAGTCATATATTTTGGGGCTTTTACTATTATTCCATCATTTAAAAAATTAGTTCTAGTCCAGGCACAAAGCATAAATCCTATTTTATTTCTCCTTAAAGAGGGAATGACATAAATTTCATTTATAGTACCCTCCGGTGAAATAGATATATATGCGTCTGGCAATTCTAGATAATCATTATTTCTATTAATAGTTCCTTCTTCATAATTATTGTTAAAATATAAAGAAAATACTATATTGCCAAGATAACTTTTCATAATGTTACCCCATGACCCAGAAAATTCTTCCGGCCAAGCATTGTCCTGTACCCTAGAAAGCACTAATATTTCGCTCATTACCCAATTTCATCCAATCTTTGCTCTAATTCAGTTACTCTAGATTTTAACGATTTAATTACTGGAACAAGTAGTATTGCTAATTTTTCATAATCTATCATTCTTGGGCCATATTCATCTACTTCGACTATACCTCTTAAATCTTGTATATTATAAATATCTTCTGCAATTAGTCCAACTACTGTTTTTGCACTATCTCCGTTCTCTTCTACGTCCTGCTTATATTTGAATGAAACAATATTAAAATTTTCATCATCCACCCAGTCTGTGCCAATATTTAAATTTTGTATATCAGTTTTGTATCTTAGAGATGATCCAACCGCTTGTTTAACAATAGCATTACCATTTAATCTTAGTGTACTGTCTCCAGATTGTGAGGGAAGTGATGATGAAATAATATTGGGTCCGCCGCCTAAAGTTGGTCCACCGCCAAGAGTAATTCCTCCAGCAATTGTCGTTACTGTAGATTGTGGAGTTATTCCAGTAGTGCCAAGAGTAAATAATGTTCCGGTTAATTTTCCCACCCCTACACTACCCCCTCCTAGTGCAGATCCATCCAGCCACCCATCACCAATACTATCTATATGACTACCAGTTATAGTAACTGCCCCAGTCATATTCCCGCTAGTACCAACTTTTACTGAAGAAACTCCGCTACCTCCGCCAGGAAGATTAGTTAGTCCAGATCCATCTCCAACAAATTTACCAGCACCAGTCACCTCAATATTTCCACCACCAGAAACTATAATTCCACCAGTATTATTTTCTATTCTTAGTCCACCAGAACCGCCTGAAATAGTCATAATCCTGCTTCCACCAGTTCCATACCATTCGAATCCGTTTCCAGTATATCTGGCTTTGTTAGCATTTCCAAAACCTGGGAAAAGAAGATAGTCTTCTGTCGTTCCAATCCCAATACCATTTCCAAATAGAGACCAGTTTTTATTAGAATTTGTGGCTGACACATTACCAAGGGAACTTCCAGTTGTAGTATAAAAATTAATACTGCCATATATAATTCCAGAAACATTCTGAGATCCTATTTTTAATGTTGTAGTTTCCAGAGCGGCCTGCCCTGTTGATGAATTGTATCCAATGCTAAAGCCTGAGGTTTCATTTCCGAAATATCCAGAAAGTGCTTCTAATCTACCTTTAAATACAGCGTCACCAGATGAAGTAATTCGAAAAGATGGAGATATAATTGCACCAGTTGTTAGGTTAATGGCCATTCCCTGAGTGGAAAATGCTGTTCCATTAACAGGATCGCCTGTTCCTAGATAAGTCGTTGAATCAATAATGCCTGTGGAAACATTGCCGCCGTTAATTGTGGTGGTTCCATTTCCTGATAATGCAGCGTATGTAGCATATGATGCTAAATCTGGAAATTCTACATATCCAGAAAGATCATCAGTCGTAGCAAGATCATCTAATGTTGTAGACCCACCATCTCCAATTGTAAGATTTCCTGAAATATACCCTTCTTCTGCCTCAATTCTTCCTCGTACTGCCACATTTGTAAAAATAGCATTTCCGCCAGCAGTAATTCCCCATCCTTGAGAGCCTAAACTTTTCTCCGCCCAATCTTCATATACAGCGTTTATCTCATCTGTTTCTTCATACTCTGCTGAAATGGTGACACCTTGATCATCAATATAATTGATGGTGACAAACCCTGTATCATCAATGTCTGGCTCATCGTATTCTACTGAAACTACTGGAAAATACTCTCCGCCGCTTTCTATTTGTATAAGATATCCTGGCTTTATATTAATTGCTTGTACTGGTTCATCGGCTTTAGGAATTGATCCATCGAAATTAAATGATGACAGCATTGGGGTATTAAGTTTAAATGCCCCGTCAGTATCAATAAATGCTGGTAGAGGTTGAAGTTGAAGATTAATTTCTTGTGAATTAAAGGTATTTTCTGACATTATTCGGCCCTCCCAAAGATAACTTCTCCAGACTCATTAGTTTGTAGCCACTCACCCTTCCAGCCATTTCCATCACTCACATATCTAGCAATAGCAATATAGCAAAGAACTTTCTCCCCTTTTTCGTCATTGATAGTAAAAGATTTTTTATTAGACTTTTTTCCTACAAACTCAACAATGTCTACTCTTGCTGGAGGATTTTTTAAATTAATTTCTTGCTCACTACTATTCATTAACTTGTATTTAATAGAAGATTTATTTGAGCCACTAAACTGTTTATAGGCAAATATAACAATATCTTGAACATTACCTTTTTGTGGCGGAGTAGTTGGTTTTTCGGATACTAAAGATTTTGTAAGTGATTCTGGTAATTCTACTGTTATATCTCTTATTTTAATCTTTTTCTTATATTCTTGAATAGTCCCTGACGTATTAGTGTCTAGATCCTTTGAGGGGAGGTTGTTTTTACTTATACTGGCATAAACATAGTTTTTTTTCTTACTATTTCCTGGAAGAACTACTCCTTGAACATCAGTAAACCCTGCTTCGGCACAATTAATAATTATATCATCGTCCGCCGCCAGATCTCCTGCCCCCTTAGAATTAGTAAGAACCATTAAAAACTTATACCTAGTATTAGAGATATTTTCTATTTTTTTAAACTTATTAAAATTAAAAGTTTTGTTATTTCCAACTACATATTTATCTCTATTTTCTACCTTAAGTTTTATTCCCTTTAATTTATTAACTAATGGCGGTGCTTGAGGCGTTTCAATATTTAGTGTGTCTTCGACCTCCTCACCAAAAATAGTCATTCTTAAAAGAACCTCTACCTTTTGACCAGGAATTAGATTTTTATCAAGACTAATATTTGACATTATGATCCAATCTGGTTAAAGCCTACTGATAATGAATATTCTATTGTCAAAGGAATTCCTGGTGGCTTTCTTACTGGGCTTGCTAGTACTGCTCTGGAAATCATTCCAGTTAGAGTGTCCTGTAGGTACGAACCAAAATCTATTTTAAGGCCATCCAAATACATGGCCGACCCACTTGTTTGCCATATTCTTGCAGAAGTAATGCTGTCCCAGCGAGGTGAACCTGTAATAATAGCAGATCCTTTTTCTGCAGATACAATAAAATATCCTGATGCTGCTGGTGTAGTAAAAGTATAGTCAAAATAGTTTGTTTCATCTGTATAAAATCTAAAATAAACGCTGGATGAAAATGAGTTAAGATCCATTCCTGCCAGTCTAAAGGTATCGAATGATGTGTACCTGTTTATTTCTTCTAAAATATTATTATTTGTTTGGTAACTAATATATGAAGTAGCCCCATCTGTTTCTGGTAGAGAGAACAACTGGGTCCCTATTCTAGCCTCTGTCGCTTCCACCAACGCTCCAGCGCTGGCCGTTCCAACTTTTGTAAATAGGTCTACCCTATCAAAGTCAAATATTGTAGATCCAGTCACATCGGAAGTAGTGTCTGATATTCCACCTGGAAATAGGCCCACCTCATAGATCTGATATTGAGAGGTAGAGTCAATTACTCCTCTGTATAATAGTACATCTGTAGAATTTGACAACTCTAAAGATGAACCAATGACAGGAGTTCTACCAATTTCGAACTGCATTCCATTATTTTCTATTAAATTGGTTGATCCGTTGATATTATTTGGCTCATCGCCTATTCCATATGAAATAACTCCAGCGAAATTTGGAATGATACCAAGCAATGATCTAATAGCAATTGCACGCCCCATTGTAGTTAGAGCATTCTTTTGCTCACAAATAATCTCATCATTTAATATAAATCTATAGGTTCCTTCTATCATGGACCTTCGTCTTCTCCCGTCGAACTTTCCTCTAGAACAGTAACAATTACATCTTCTAAAGTTTCTCCAACTACTTCAATGCTGAACCTATAGTATGGAGTTCCATCATTATTATACCGTAGTTCAAATAAATCCAAGTACTCCGCATAGTTATATTTACCTGTCCCCCTACCACCCTGGTCTAGCAACCCTTGAATAATAGCAGTTATTTCTATTAGCCTTTCATTTGCAAAACCAGAGTTTACTGTCCCAGGTGAATTAAAGTCTCCAAATTCAAATACCGACTGTCCATCTTCTGTTAAGATATCACTATCTGGAATAAAGTCTATGCCATCATAATTTATTCCACCCTCTATAAACTCCTTAGTAGAACTAATAAGTTGTTTAGTTAACCTTTGGACCTCTCTAAGGATTTTTTTATCCAGGTTAGGCATTGTGATACGTTCATCAGAATTCTTTGGAATAGAATAGTTTGCCCTGTTTTCTGGCTTCGGTACATTTATTTTTTTATTGCCACCCTTTACAGTTGGGTTAGGTTCCCCAGGATCTGGCTCATTTTCATCAGGAGTGCCATCACCATCATCATCTATGTCAATATTGTCTGGTATGCCATCACCGTCATCATCATCGTCTTCTTTATCTGGTATGCCATCATTATCAGAGTCTATAGGCTTTGGAG